CAGTTATGTTGTTAAGATCATCTTCACTGAAAACTATTCCACAAAAACTAGCAGTTGCAAGATCTTTATGCCATTCTATTTTTATCGTAAAGCCTAATTCAGCATAATCTTCTATAGTTGGTACATTTTCTTTATTTAGAAAACGAAAAATGCCATCATCACCCTCCACATAACCATGTGGAGGACGCAATCCACGTTGTTCACATATGAACAAAATAATGATTAAATTAGAAAAACCATTACCGAGAGATGTATTCATCTCACCTGACATTCGGGTCGCCTCTATTTCAAGGACGAAATAATAAAAATTACAATAATTAACCCCCAACAAAGTTTTTAGGAACGTAGATCTAAAATAATCAGCACAAGGTAAAAATTGAATCATGTAATCATACATGACACACTCTATCGATTTCATAATCTTACTTTTAAAATGCCCTTCAAAAGAAGTGTAATCTGTAGCAGCATACACTGCATCCGACGAATAGAGTTCCATTATGGCAGCTGGTCTCTCAGCCACTGGCACCTTCTTAATAAAATAGCTGTGATAATCATTATCAGCATACTTCGTATTATAGATCTTGTTTTCAATGCGTTTGATAATAGGACCGACCAAAACTTTAAATATGTCCTCGCGAGAATAAATCCCTCTAGCGTTCTTATAGAGATCATAAGTTTCATCTTTGACGAAACATTTAACCTCTGTGTCTTTAAAACCCCCTTTCTTCCTCCGAAGAAAATACACATTATAGTGGGGATCCTTCATACACAACTCTTCATATATTTTACGCAAATGTTCTTTACGAGCTTCTGGATAAGGTGTGTTCTTTATCCATGTTTCGAAAGATATATCTGAGTAAGGAGACAGTGGCACAAGATTACGCTTGCACCACCGAAGAGTGAACCTTCGTATTTGTCTAAGTCTGACTTTAACGGGGTAAGGCGGTTTGAAAGCTAACCGCTTACCTAAACCTCCCAAAGTTGTCAATGGGTCAGTCGTGTCAACATGTGGCAATGCTAATCCACCAAGTTCACAACCCAAAGACACTCCTACTACAGGCCGGTAGGACGGCTCGTTATCCATGTGACTGGGTACAAATTTCACATCATCGCGCATCTCGCCTAAGTGTGGTAATGGTACCTCGTTCACACGGTATCCGAACGCAAAGCGTCTCAAGAATTTGGGAGGGACCTGTGAAAAGGCAGGTCCAAAACACTTTGTTGATTCGATTTAAAATACGCCCAAACCAGGAAACTAGTCATATATATGGGATCACGCTTCAAATGTCTATCAATGC